CACGTCTATAAGCGCCTACAATAGCACCGCGTCTGGAACGGCTACTCTTTCCGCAATCGCTGGAAGCCATACCGCTCGGACACTTTTGTATCAGTCTGGAACGCTCTACAACGACAGCACCGCAACCACCATTTACCTTGGCGGCTATTCTGGCACCCAGACTGTTCGTATCCGCACAGGTGGCTCCGACGCCCTGACAATCGATAGCTCCGGCAATGTCGGCATAGGCACAACTGGCATATCCACCGCAACCGGCGCTGGGTTGGAAATGCACTTCGCGGGTGGCGCGTCCTTCCGCATTGAGGACACTACAAATACCGTTCAAGGTGAGCTTCAAGTGTTCAGCGCTGGCGTTTACATGGGCGCTCTTTCAAACCACAACACGGCTATCATGGCAGGGAATAGCGCAGGTCTGACTGTCAAATATGACGCCACCCATACAACAATCGTGAACATTGCAAATCTTCCAACGTCCGCGAGCGGCCTAGCGACTGGCGATCTTTGGAACAGTAGCGGCGTGATCAACGTCGCATAAAAGGAGAACATCATGGCCAAAGAACACAACTGGAAAGTCGAAAGCTGCGACTACATCAACAAGGAAGGCTGCCCGAAGGCGGTCTCCGTCATTCACTGGTCCTTCATCACCAAGGATGAGGGCGTCGAGGATGGTCCGACCATTCGGACAATCGGCACCCACTCCCTGGAAGACCCAGATCCGAATGACTTCTCGGACTATGCCGATCTGACCGAAGAGACGGTCCTCGGCTGGCTCCCCGTTGAGTTTACCGCCGAACAAGAGGCAAACGCCTTGGCTCGCCACGACACCAAGCTGGCAGCGATCGCGGCAGACGCCGGCACCGGCCTTCCTTGGGAGTAAGCCATGCCTGAGACGACACTCTCTGTGGCTCCTGGCATTGTCCAGGACAACACCTATGCGGCCTCCCAGGGCCGCTGGATTGCTGGTGACAAGGTCCGCTTTGAGGATGGTCGCGCTCAGTCCATTGGTGGCTGGGAGGCGTTCGTCAACGGCAGCCTCAATGGTGTAGCTCGATCAGCTCGTGCCTGGACATGCGCCGGCCAGATTGATCGCGCTGCCTTCGGGGAGCATGACGCCCTGGAGGTCGTCGTCGGTGGGCAGATCTTCGACATCACACCTTCCGCCGGCTTTACCGCTGGAGACGTTGATGGCCTGGCTGGTGTCGGCTTTGGCACTGGTACCTATTCCGGTGGCACCTACGGCTCTGGATCCGGCACTGCTTCATCTCCGATGATCTGGGCCCTGGCAAACTGGGGGCAGAACCTCCTGGCGGCACCCAGGCGGCAGGGGTTGTTCGAGTGGGCGCTCGACACCGCTGTGGTCGCTGCGGCTGTCACTGGAGCTCCTACGGACATCCAGGACATGTTTGTGACGCCTTCCCGCTTCGTTGTCCTCCTGGGCACGACTGAGGAGGTTTCCGGCACCTTTAACCCTCGCCTGGTCCGCTGGAGCGATCAGGAAGATAACACTGGCTGGACGACGGTTTCGACTGGAGAGGCCGGGGAGCTCGAACTCCAGGAAGGATCCAGGATTGTCGGCGGGATTGCCGGCACCCAGGAACACTTGATCTGGACAGACACATCCCTCTTTGCCATGCGCCAGACCTTTGACGATCTGATCTGGGGCTTCCCCCTGGTTGGCCGCAACTGTGGTCTCCTGGGGCCCAATGCGATGGGCCAGCTCGGCGGTGCTGTCTACTGGATGGGGCACAATGGTTTCTATCGGTATGCGGGCGGCGCGCCTGAGCCGATCCCTTCCGAGCTGGACACGGAGATCTTCTCCAACATTTCGCCAGGCCAGGAAGAGAAGTGCTTCTGCGCGGTGGTCGATCAGTTCAATGAGATCTGGTGGTTCTACCCCGATGAGCGCGACGGCAACGAGATCTCGCGCTATGTGATCTACGATGTGGTTGAGGGTGTGTGGTCCTCGGGAACGATGGAGCGGACTTGCTGGACTGACAGCGCCGTCTTCTCCAGCCCGATTGCTCCTGATGCCAGCGGCAATGTCTATCTCCACGAGACCGGGGCGTCTGACAATGGCGGCCTGATGGGCGCATCAATCGAGAGCGGCCTGATCAATATCCAGGACGGCGAGAACATGGTCTACATCCGAGGGTGTATGCCGGACGTCCAGGGGCAGACGGGTGGTCTGCAGCTGACGGTGTTCACCAGGGAGACGGCCAGGGGAGCCGAGCGCACGTTCGGTCCCTATTCGATTTCGAGTGCGACAGAGCGGGTCTGGTTCGAGGCGTTTGGGCGCTTTGCCAGGTTCAAGGTTGCCGGGGCCTCAGCGCCGGAGTTCTGGCGCTTGGGAGACATGCGCTTCGACATCGTACCACAGGGGGCGAGGGTCTGATGCCAGAACTGGACGAAATCAAAGAGGATCGCTTGCTTCTCCAGGTCGCCCAGGGCGATCAGCATGCTGCAGCTTTCCTGGGGAGCCTATACAAGGCCTCGCAAATCGCTGATGATATTGCAGACGGGGACGACAAACCTGGGGACATGGCCAGATTGATGGCTGTGATGTTCGGGGAGATCTTCACGAACCCGTTCTACTTGGCTCATTCTGTCGAGCTCCGACAGGTGATCTTGACCGCAACCGCTAACTGGTTGCAGGCGACACGCTGGGAAGCCAAGGATCAGCACCGCCAGTCCTATGCATTTGTCTGGAGAGAGAGCCTCGACCAGGTCGCCGTTGCGGTGGCTGAGATCATCGGGGGATTTGACTGGGCAACACAGGTCCGAGACATGGTGGCAGAACAGCTCTACACCAGTGACCAGACCGAACTTTTTGAGGAGTGGCGGCAATGAGCTTTGGCGGCGGTGGTACAGACACCACAACAACTTCGGTAGATGTCCCGGCCTGGTATCAACAGGCGCAGCAGGGCAATGTGGCCCGCGCTGGGCAGGTGGCCAATCGACCCTACGAGATGTACGGCGGGCCTCGCATTGCCGACTGGACCCAGGATCAGCAGAACTCGTTTGATCTTCAGCGCGGCATGGTCGGTCAATCCAACCAGGGATACGACCAGGCTGCTCAGTATATGCAGCAGGGCGGCCAGGCAATCCGGCCTCCCGGTACGCAAAGTCCACAGCATGATCCTTTAGCTGGCGGCATGGGCGCAGGTTTCCCAGGCGGACCTCCGATAGGTGGTCAAGCGCCCCAGGCTGCTGCCGCTGGTGCTCAGTACATGCAGGGCCTCGATGCTCCGGGTGGCGGGCCACCTCCAACCTTTGGTCAGAACAATGGCCACCTGCCGCCCGGCATCGATGGGTTGCATGGCGGGCCGGCTCCCCTGGGTGGCGGCTCACCGCCTCCAATGCCTCAAACGGGCGGCTTCCCTGAAATCGGTAGATCTGCAGTCATGCCGGAAGGCTGGAAAGAAGGCGATCCCAATCCATTCGCTGGCGGTGGCGCTGGCGGTCTTATGAAAGCAGGTGGCAACGGCCCGGTAGACTACGAGGTACCGACAACTGGACACCTGCCACCCGGTTTGAGCGGCATCACGAGCGCGGGTCCAGGCCCAGTGACGGGTGGCGGCGGTCAGTTCACCCAGGTGCCTTCCGTGCTGCCAGGCGGAGCGACGCTTCCTGATGAGCGCGGCGGTATCAGCTACGGCACTGTGCCACCAGAGCCTCGCATTCCTGATGAGCGCGGCGGCGAGGGGTGGAACCCCGGCCCCGGTGGTCAGACGCCTCAACCGCAAACGCCAGGCAATCCCTGGGAGTACAGCGCGGCCATGATGGGATCTGCGGATCCTGGCGCGGCGCGTGGATACCAGGCGGCAGGCCCGGCCCCGACACGAGATGCCCAGATGGGCGCGTTCGACATGATGCGCGGATACGCCGCTGGCGGTCCTGCCCAGGTGGCAAACATCCAGGGCGGCCAGCTCGGTCGTGCTGCAGACTATGCTGCATCGATGGGATCTCTCGCCCAGGGCGGAGCTCGCAATGGCGCGGACTTCATGGCCAACTATGACAACCCACACCAGACCCGCGTGATCGACCGGGCGATGGACGACATCGACCGCCAGGAAACGCGAGATCTCTCCCAGGCACGACGACGTGCTGCAGGGGCTGAGGCCTTTGGTGGATCCCGCTCAGCCATCATGGAAGGCGAGATCGGTCGAAACTTTAACGATATGCGCGGGGACGTGATCTCCAATCTGCGCCAGCAGGGATACGACACCGCGCTCCAGGCTGGTCAGACGGATGCCGAGCGCAATGCCGGCATGTCCCAGTTCAACGCCAACCAGTCTCAAGGTCTTTCGGAGCGCAATGCCGACCGGATGACAGACGCATCAAGGTATGCCGCTGAGATGGGCAATCAGTTCGCAATGCAGCAGGCTGGCTTCGACCAGCAGGCCGGCATGGGGAACGCGGCTGCCCGCAACGCTGCCCTGATGGACTTCACCCAGCGTGGGGATGCTTCCAGCCGCTCGATCTCCGACGCCTGGAACCAGACCCAGGGACTGCGTGCCAATCTCGGGCAGCAGGTGAACATGCAAAACGCCGGGGCCACCAACGCATCGTTGATGGATTACGCAGGCCGGAGCGACGGCTCAGGTCGCCACATGGCGGATGCATCGAACCAGAACAACCAGTTCCGCGCTCAGCTCTCCCAGGATGCTGCAGGACGAAACCAGGACGCGATGAACATGGCTCGCCGCTTCGGAATGGAAACATTCCTGGGTGCCGAGAACATGAACCGGCAGAACGCCTCTCGTGCTGGCGACCAGATGGCCGGCCTGGCAAACATGCGCCGAGGCTCGAACAACGAGGATGTGGACCGCCTCTTCCAGATCGGAGAGATGGAACGCGGCCTCCGCCAGCGTGGCATGGATACCGCATACGGCGACTACAACCGCCAGCGCCAGCACGACATCGATGGCCTGCAGATGATGATCGGTGCGCTCTCCGGTGTGCCGCAGGGTATGTTCGGAACCACCACCACCGCTCCGTCGCAAGACCGCACTGGCGGGATGCTGGGAAGCCTGGGATCTCTGGCCAGCGGCATCGGCTCATTGGCAGCGTTCTCTGATCGCCGACTGAAGACCAACGCTCAGTCCCTGGGTGGCGGGCTTTATGAGTTCGGCTACATCTGGGATCCTGGAACACGACACGTCGGCGTGATGTCCGATGAGATTGATCCGCGATATGTCATCCGTGGCATGTCCGGCTTCGACATGGTCAACTACGACCTGATGGCTCTGGAGGCATAGATGTTTGGCTTTAATCCTCGACTAGCACAGCTCGCGAAGCAGGCTGGTGCCGGCGGTGGATCCAATAGATCCAGCGCTCTCAGCAACATGGAGCGGGACATCAAGCAAGATGCGCCGCAACAGCTTCCCCGCTGGGCCCAGGCCCTCCAGGGGGTTGGCGCAACCATGCAGGACATGGGCGCATCATACGATGGCCGCCAGGGCGGACACATAAACGCATGGAACGACCAGCAGGAGCGGGTACGCTCATCGACCGAAGACGCCCGTCGCCGGCAGCTGCGCTTCCAGCATCTGCGCGATACAGTCCCAGAGAGCGACACGTCCTTCTGGCAGGCCTACGCCATGGGCGGCGAGGAGGCGGCTATGCAGGCGCTTCAGGCTCGCCAGGGTCGCGACTTCCAACGCGAGATGGCGCAGGGCAGCCAGGACCACCAGCGCGGCATGGCGCAGGACCAGCGTGACTTCCAAGCCAGCGAAGGCGAGGCCGGTCGGGATATTCAGCGTCAAGGCCTCGGCATTGATCGCGCCCGCCTGGGTCTGGAGGCGGATCGCCTCGATCACCAGATTGACCAAGACAACCGTCCGCCGGAGGTCGTCCGTGTTGTGGACGCCATGGGCCTGGAAGGTGAAGAGCGCGACAGCGCCCTGCGCTTGATGACGGGTGTCGATCAGCCCCGCAACTCTCGGGACTCCGTGATAGCGAGCGTCGCCAACGATGTGATCTCACGCTTCCCGGATGGCGACATCCCGCCGGAGGAAGTCACGCGGCTCCAGGGCATCACGAATGCGATCTATCAAAACGACAGACCTTCGACGGGCATGGGCTTCAATGACGCCTTTGCGATGACTATGGTGCTGCAGAACCTGGATGAAACCACACGAAACCAGGTATTGTCTCTGATGAATGGCGGGGAGGATGGTTCGGAGCCGGAATCTGAGCTGGAAAGGCTGGAAGCGGCGGAGGCCCTGCTGCGCCCACCACAATAAGGATCTGAGACATGGCTCTCATCGAACAGCAGGAAACGCCAGAGGAACGTCGCCAGCGGCTCTTGGAGCAAATCCGAGCCCGCCGAGAAGAGATCCTCTCTGAACAAGGTGGCGCTGCGCCCACCCCGCCGGTCGAGGCTGCCCCATCCTTCTGGGAGAGGGTCCGGGCGGTCGAGAGTGGTTTCACGCCGCTGGGCGGTGCTCGGGAGGGCTACCAGGCACTCCAGGAGCGCTTCCCTGGTTTATTCTATCTCGATGATGAAGAACGGCAGCGGTCCAATGAGCGGGATCTTGCCCACCAGGAGCGCCGTGCCCCAATGCGGCGGGCCTATCGAGAGTTTGTCGAAGACGGCGGCGTTGATGACATCCCCTTTCCGATTGGCGGCGGCGTCAGTCAGCACGTATGGGGGAATGTTGCACGCCATAATGCTCGGGCGGATGAACAGGCCGCCAATGAGGCTTTAGAGCGAGCTCAGCGCGTTGTGGATGGCGAGGAAGAGGGCACGACTATGCACGCCCTTCCGTCGGCGGCTCACGGCTTCGTGAATGAAGCCACCCGTCTGCCGTCTGATGCGCTCCGGGTCGCCTCCAATGTGGAGGCTGCGCTCCGGGGTGAAATGCCCCAGGAAGACACCTGGCTCTACGGTCAAGCCGACGCTTATCGCGAGCAGCAGCAAGAGATCTTCCCGACCGATAGCTTCAGACAGCAGCAGCAGCAGATCGGCCAGGCCCTTGGTGAGGGCCTCGGATCGACCGTGCCTTACCTGGCCGGCGGCGTTGTTGCCGGGTCCGCGAGACTTCCTGCCATGATGGCTATGGGCTCGACCCAGGGCGGATCTCAGGCGCTGGAAGATGCTGTCGCGCACGATGCTTCGTTTGCTCAGGGAGCGATTGGCACCCTGGTCGGCATGGGCATCGGCGTAACCGAGGCCATCCCTCTGAGCCGGGCCATGGGGCGCGTCGAGCGCTTCATGCCAAGGCGCTTTTCCTGGCGGCGCGTTCTGCAAGAAGGCGGAGCGGAGAGCCTGGAAGAGGCGATCCAGGAAGGCGGCGCGCATATTGCTCAAAACATCAACGCCCGCACGGTCGGCTGGGATCCAGATCGGGACGTCCTGGAGGGCGCTGGGTACGCGGCAGCTCTTGGTGGCCTGATCGGCTTTGCGGTCGGCGGCGGTGTCTCTGTCGGTGGCCAGCTGGCAAACAGTGGCCAGAGGGCTCTGTCCGACGATCTCCTGGCTGCGGCGATCATCCAGGGAGAGGTCGAGTACAACGCTGCCTGGGATGCAATGAAGGCCCAGGGATACTCCACCCCCGAGATCATCAATCAGCTTGACGGCCACGTCTCTGAGCTGGAGACGCTGCGCGATGAAGCAGAGCGCCGCAGCATGCCGCTCCCTGAACCTGGCCTCGAAGGCGTGGTTCCCCAGGAGATCCAGCCCGAGATCGACCGGCTGGTCGATGTTGTCTCCCAGGGCCTGGCACAGCAAGGCCAGGAGGACGGTGAGATCATTGCCTCGACGGCCATTTTCCAGGCGAAACTGGAGACCTTGGCGACCAAGGATCCTGAAGCCTTCGCTGCGCGTATCAAAGACATGAACCTGCGGATCGAGCAGGGCGAGCCTGGGCAGGCCTCCAACGAGCTCCAGCAGTTTGCCGGCGTGAACGCGAAGACGGCAGACCGCACTTCCCTGGCTCGCGCCCAGGAGCTGGACAGCGCCGGCACAACGCCTGAAGAGATCCGCCAGGAAACCGGCTGGCATCGTGGCCAGGACCGCAAGTGGCGCTTCGAGGTTGACGACAGCCAGGCATCCTGGGCCGAAGGATATCTCGACCCGAACGAAACCGGCTGGCAGGAAGGCCCGATGGGCGACATGATCCAGCACGAGCAGCTGTTCGATGCTTACCCGGTTCTGCAGCGCTTGAAGACACAGGTCCGCATCGACCCGTCCCTGAAAGAGGCCCAGATCTCTGGCGGCTATGGCGAGATCCTGGACGGGGATCCTTCCGCTGGGCCGCAATCCTTTGGCACCGTGATCCAGGTTGAGGCTCCAAGCATGGACGCCGCCCTGGGCACGCTGATGCACGAGACGCAACACGCCATCCAGCACATCGAGCGCTTTGCACCTGGCGGCAATCCTGACCAGGCGAAGGCCTACTATGCCGAGACCATGGGCAACGGATGGACCGATCTGTCTGCTGAGTTCGCAGATGGAACGCCGAACCGAGAGCTCCTGGTAGAGGCTATTCACACGCTCGATGAGCCAACGATGCGGACCCGCCTTCTGGAGGATCCCGAGATCGTGCTCTTCCCGGACCAGCGGATGGCATATGAGCAGCTTCTTAATGCGGTGGTTGTCGAAGAGCTGAACGCCCGCGCCGCGAATAATGAGACCCTGACCGAAGAGGACGCGACCCAGCTCGCCGAGGTGGCCTTCCAGGAATACAAGGCTTTCCTGGAGAGCCCCGAGATGGCACCCATCCGCGAGCGCGCCAGAGAGATCTATGGCGACCATGGTGCCGAGCTCGTGCTCGACGAGGGCATGGCCTCCTGGGTGCAGCCGGGCAACTACGCCTTCTACATGGCCCTGGCCGGAGAGGTTGAGGCCAGGAACACCGAGGCCCGCAGAAACATGTCTGCAGAGGAGCGCCGTGCTACGGCCCCAGGCGCGACTGAGGACATGAATGACCAGGTTCTCAATGAGCAGATCGCTATCAGCCCAGCGTCTGTCTACAAGGGCAAGCCGAGCCCGTTCGCCAACAGCCAGACCCTCAACCAGTCTGTGCCGCTTCGCCGTGGCACTCAGACCCTGAAGAAGTACGGCCTGGAGCCTGGCAAGACTTACAAGACCCGCGAGATCGCTGCGGCCCTGGAGGCGCGCCAGCGGAAGAAGTACGGCACCATCGAGCGTGGCGACTATTCCCCAGCAGCTGCGCGTCGTATTGCCGGCTGGATGGTCGATGAGGTCATGTTCGAGGTTGACCTGGCCGCTCAGCAGCCTGGGAAGTCAGCTGTCGGATGGTACACCGAAAAGTTCCAGCGTGCTCTCGATGAGATGGCCGCGCGGTTTCCTGAGCTGGCCGGGGACATGTCTGCCGATCTCCCTGGCGTGAAGATCCTGGGAAGCCAGCAGGCCGCCCGCAACTTCATGACGGCGCTGATCGCCATCACATCGGACGGCGCGAAGGTTCGTGAGAACTTCCGCTTTGCCGCCCAGGTCTATGAGCAGTTCCGCAATGACGGCACGGTCTCAAACGATGTCACCTTCGGGGGCGAGCGCAACAAGTCCATGCGGGTGAACCTGGCCAACATCCAGGACGTTCTGATCAATCGCGGCCCCCAGGGCATGCACACCTGGCTGCTGAAGAAAGACACGGTCTCTAATCTGAGGGCCCAGGCCCGCGCCGAGGGCGTGGAGTTCAACGTCGCCTACAAGGCAGACATGCAGCTGCCGAATGCCGCCCTGGTCTTCGGTCCAAAGCTGGGTGCCTTCTACGCCAATCTGATGGGCGACACCGGCTATCTGACGATGGACCGCTGGTGGTCCCGGACCTTCAACCGGATGCGCGGGACGCTCCTGGCGCAACCGACAGAGGCGGGCCTGGCTCGCTTCCGGGATCTGCTGCGCCACGATACGGGCCTGGACACTTCCCAGGAGGCGATGACCGACCACCAGCTCCTGGCTCACACGGTTGAGTATGTGGCGTCCTATGCCGCGAAGGGATACAAGAACGGCACGATCACCGAGAAGGCTGCCAACACCCTCTATAAGCACGCTTACGAGGCTCTGGAAGATCAGCCCTTCAACGCTTCTGACCGGGAGTTCATGATCCGCACGACGGAGAATGTCCGTCGCCGGCTGAAGCGGCGCGGCGTCGAGATGTCCATTGCTGACATCCAGGCCGTTCTGTGGTACTATGAAAAGCGTTTGTACGGACAGATGGGAGCTCGCCAGACGGCGGATATTAGCTATGAAGAAATCGCAAAAGAAATCGCGGCCCAAGGTGGCCAGGATGCTGGGCGGAGCGGACGGCCTGGATCTGCTGGATCAACAGCCGGATCTGAGACGACGCTTAACCCGCAGGATGCTGCAACAACAGCCCCGGTAACGGACGACAGCTTCACCCTCAATCAGTCGGGAGACATCGACCCGGTCAGCACGCCTGAGTTCCGGGAGTGGTTCGGTGACAGCAAGGTGGTGGGCCCTGATGGCCTGCCCCTGGTTGTCTACCATGGCACGCCCAATGACTTCGTGTCGTTCGATACCCTGGACTTCGGGGCGTGGTTTGCTGTGAACCCCAGCGTCACCGAAAAGTACAACGATGATGGTGATGGGCAGCCGAGAACGATCCCCGCATACCTGCGGATTGAGAACCCGTTTGTCGTCCCCGAACAGATCGACATGTCAGAGAACTATGGTGCCCAGGAGATCCTGGACGCTGTCAACGAGGCAAACGGCACGGCCTTCACCATTGAGGACACATCCTTCCGCAGCATGAAGGGCAAAGACATCGACACCACGGCGTTCGAGATGTTCGCCTTTGATGATGTCTTCCGCCGGAAGATTGAGGGCGCTGGCTTTGATGGCATGAGCGCTTTCGAGGAGGGCGAGCTCACCTGGAACGCTTTCCAGGCTGGTCAAATCAAGTCTCCTTTCAACGAGGGGAGCTTCGACGGATCCAATCCCAACATCCTGATGCAGTCTCCAACTGAGACCCAGGAGTTCAAGGCCTGGTGGGAGGACAGCAAGGTTGTCGATGGCCAGGGCAACCCGGAGCCGCAGTATCACAACACCAATCACTGGAGTGACTTCAGTCAGTTCAAGATCCTGAGCCACTTTGGCACCCAGCAGGCGGCGAAGGATCGATCAGGGACGCGCGGAGAAAACACCAACAAGGGAGCGGAGGTCGGCGAACGGACGCTGCCTGTCTATCTGCGGATCAACAATCCCATCGACGTAGGCAGAGAAGCGGGTCCGCGCCGAGGGTTCATCACCAGACCTTGGCAGAATGACAACGATATGTTCGACCAGGTGGCTGACGTCATCGATGATAATGGACGGCCAGACCTGGCGGAGTATATCCGCGAGCAGATCAAGGCGGGGCCCAGGGACACCGACCTGATGCCTGGTCTCGTCCCGACATCGCACGAGAACATCATGAACCGTCTCATCGAAGAGGGTTATGACGGCATCAAGTACACCAATCGCGCCGAGGATTATGGATCCACGAGCTGGGTGGTGTTCTCTCCTGAGCAGATCAAGTCCCCTTTCAACGAGGGAGCCTTCGATGGTTCGAACCCTGACTTCATGAAGCAGGAGAACCGCGCCTCGGTGACGATCCCGGAGGGCGGTGTCTTCTCTGGCAATGAGGTTCTGATCCGCCTGGGTGAGCAGTCCGATGTGTCGAGCTTCATGCACGAGAGCGCGCACCTCTTCCTGGAGATGTACCGAGAGCTCGCAGCTGACAGCAAGGTCATCAAGGAAGAATATGATGCGATGCGCCAGTGGCTGGGCGTGGAGGAGGGTGCCCGCCCTACTCGCGAACAGCACGAAAAGTTCGCCGAGGGTTTCGAGGCATACCTGAAAGAGGGCGTTGCTCCGGTCGAAGGCCTGGAAGGCGCGTTCGAGGCGTTCAAGAACTGGATGGGAGAGATCTATCGCGCCCTGCGTGGATCTGATCAGATCTCGCTCGACCTGGAAGGCCGGCGTGTGATGGACAGCCTGTTCATCGTCCCGACTTCTGAGCGCACCCTGGCTCGCCGAAAGAGGAAGAAGTACGCCAACGCTCCAGGATCCAGGCAACGGGGCCGCCCGATCCCTGTCAATGAGGACGGGGCTGTGGCCGAGGATGCCGACGCCAAGATGGAAGGCCTCCTGGACGAGAAGTTGGAGACCGTAGCGATCCGCGACCTGGTCGAGGATCTGAAGCGCATCCTGGGCACGGCTGTGACTGAAGGCCGGATGACCCAGCGTGGTGCCGACGGTGAGTTCAACGAGCGCACCCACGAGATCCGCCTGCGCTTTGGTGAAGACTTCGCCACCCTGGTGCATGAGGCCGGCCACATGCTGGCAGCTCGTCACCCGGAGGCCTATGCGAAACTGGTCCGGGAAGCTGGCCAGGAGATGCTCCAGCTCAATGCTGGTGTCGATGTTCGCGCAGGCGAGCAGATGGACGAGGCCTTCGCCGAGATGGTCCGCATCTTCGTCGAGAGCCCGGTCTACCTGGCCAAGAACACACCCAACGCCCTGAAGTCTTTTGTGGACGCCTTCTTCTCTGCTGATGAGAAGCTGATGAGCGGCCTCCAGGAGCTCAGCCGGCGCTACAACCGATACATGACCCAGTCGTCCGCCAGGGCGATTGAGGGCCACATCTCTCGGACGGGTGTCCGCAACGGGATCTCTGGCATCATCGATGGCGTGAAGAACATGCGCGAGGAGGCCGGCTATCGAGGCGGCTCCCTGGTGGCCGACTGGATCGAGGGCTTCTATGCCGCGATGTTTGACGCGACCGCACCGATCTATCGGGTCCAGCGTGACCTGGCCTCCATGTATCAGAAGAACCACGGAACCAACTACGACTTCAGCCCATCGAATGACTTCTCGCGCCTGGCTCGCCTGGCTGCGGATGGATACCAGGGTGGGTCCGTAGATATCATGAATGGCGTGGTGGGCTTCAAGAAGCTGAAGGCCGAGGGCCCCGCCCTGGGGAAAGCTCTCCAGCTGGCCCTGGGTGACAACGTCATGACCGAGTGGAAAGAGGAGAGGGTCGATCAGTTCGGCGCTTACCTGGCCAGCCGTCGGATCATCGAGGAGTACCGCCGGAAAGATGAGGGCCTACTGCGCCGGAACCCGGATCGCTATTCCCTGGCCGAGCACCTGCAGGCTGTTCGCGACCATGAGGCTGCGAACCCGAAGTGGCGCGAAGCTGCCGATATGGTGAATGAGTGGGGCCGCAACCTTCTCAAGAAGAAGCTGGACGCCGGCTTCATCACCCAGGAGCAGTACACCCGCTTCACTGAGACCCGGTCGTTCTACGTTCCGCTGCTGCGCGATACCCGTCGCGGTCGCGGATCTGTGAACTCCACGAGCTCTGCCAACAACAACGACAACCGGATCCGCCGCTTCCAGGGATCTGATCGCTCGATCATCAATCCCATCGAGAGCATGATCCGCGACGCCTACCAGACCAACCAGGCGATCTGGCGCAACGAGACCATCGGCGCTCTGTATGACATGGCCGTTGCCACTGGTGCTGGATCTGCTGAGATCCTGACCGAGGTGCCTGCCCAGCAGACCGTTGTCCAGGGTGTGGACGCCAAGAAGATCTTCCGTCTGGCTGCTGAGCGCGCTGGGGTCGATGAGCAAGATGCTGCCCTGGTTGTCGGCGCAATGGAAGAGGCCTTGGATGGCCAGACCATGACGATGATCTACGGCCTGGAGAATGCTCCTGAGCTCGGCGAGCAGATCGTCTATCTGTGGCGCGATGGCCAGCGCAAGATGCTGCGCCTGAATAATGACAAGCGCGGCCAGATGCTCTGGGACGCCCTGGTCGGCCTGGGCAAGGACCGACATCACTGGCTGGTGGATCTCGTGTCATTGCCGACGCGGATCCTGACCCAGTCGATCACAGGCCACCCGGCCTTCCCCCTGGTCAACTGGGTGCGCGACCAGTTCGCCACCGCGACCCTGTCTCCTAATGGCTTCACTCCGTTTGTGACGGGCGCTGAGGGGGCGGCAAACCTTTTCGGCAACCCTGAGCTGGTCCAGGAGTACATGGTCGCTGGCGGCCATATGGGCGGCATCAATGCGTCCATTGCCGAGCGGAACCAGCGCAGTGCCAACGTCCAGGATCTACGCTCTGGTCGGCAGGCTCGTGAGGTTGGATCCTGGCGCGGTGTTTCTGCGGCGTTCGACGTCACGGAGAGCTCGACCCGCCTGGGCAACTACAAGGCCTACCGCAAGATGGCGAAGAAGCTGGGCATGTCCGACTGGGACGCTGCTCTGCACTCGGCTTACCAGGCCCGAGATGTGATCGACTACCGCCGGAAGGGCGGATCCATGACGGCCTACATCTTTGGCCGGCTGATCCCGTTCTTTAATCCGGCTCTCCAGGGTACGGAGAAAGCGGTTCGCACCGCCCTGGGTGGTCGCACTCTGCGCGAGCTGCCACGTCTTATGCGGCCGATTTTTTCGGGGCGGAAGCCCAACCTGTCGGAAGCTGAAAAGCAGGATCTGCGCGCGGCCCTGACCATGTGGCCCTGGATGGCTGCCATGGCTGCCTTCTCTGCCATGCTGACAGCGGCTCACCAGGATGACCCGGACTATGCCGAGATCGATGACCGCATGCGCGCCACGCACTGGCACCTGTGGAAGGATGAGAACGGCAACTGGATCCGCATGCCAAAGCCGTTCGAGCTGGCTGTGCCGGCCAACATCCTGGAGCGTTATCTCCTGGCCTCTTACTGGGACGATCCAACCCAGCGCGGCCAGGCCTTCCTGGATCTGCAGCACACCATGCTGCCGCCAGGAGAGATCCCGATCCTCCAGGTGGCTGGTGAGCTCATGACCAATGAGCAGTTCGACAACGGCAGGCCCATCGTCCCTGATCATATGTCTGGCCTCCCTGCGCCGCTCCAATACTCTGAGCGGACCAGCTCGTTCTCGCGCTGGGTGGGTGAGAGCATGGGCTGGAGCCCGATGCTGATCGATCACATGCTCTTCTCCCTGGGCGGCACCTATGCAGCTGACTACAGGATCCTGGAGCGGGGGATGGATCCGAACGCCCCGGCTATGGGAACTGACCAGCAGCTGATCATCCGCCGCTTCATTGACAACCCATCAACCGGGTCTCAGTCCGTCACCGACTTCTGGAGAGAAGCTAACCGCAGAGGCGGGAACCTCTCCAAAGCGCAGGCCGCCTATCGGGCCCTGGTTGACGCTGGGGAGACAGAGCGTGCCCTGGCTTATTTCAGAGACCTGGATCCAGTCTCCCAGGAATGGGTGCTCGTGAACACGCATGGTGCTGGCAGTCTGAGGTTTAATGCCCTGGCACCTGGTGCTCGCGATGCTCACCCGATGCGCCGGGGCCAGGAGATGATGCAGATCAACAGCCAGATCCGCCGCATGCTCAGCGACAACAGCTTGCGGGCCCCTGGGTCCAACCAGGTGATCGAGCTGCCGGGCGAAGAGCGCGGCATGGCCATCGATCTTTTGCGCGCCATGAATGTCTGGGAAGCGGACAACGCCCTGCGCCAGACCGGCTTCCATGGGCGCATCGGTCGGCCCCAGGCAGACTATGACGTGCTCTGGGAAACCCTTGAGGAGGTGTCCCCAGATGTGGCGCGTCTCTATCAACAACGCACCGGCCAGGCAGTGGGCTATGATCTAATCGATGCAGACATGGCAGCGACCCGCTGGCAAAACAGCCGTGGACAGGTTCGGGAAATCGCTCAAGATACGGAGCGAGTTCGCGGATTGATACAGATGCGACAGGCTGAGATGAGGATGCGAGAACGATGACGCAGAAAGCAAAGCTAGGATCCAGGTCGCTTCAGCGCCTGGGCACATGTCACCCGGATTGGATCCGCATCATCCGAAGGGTGGAGCAGATCTCTCCGATTGACTTCGCAGTGATCGAAGGCAAGCGATCAACCCCTCGCCAGCAGGAGCTCTACGCCCAGGGACGATCAGGCCCTGGACGGATTGTCACGCATCGTGATGGGGTCGAGCGCAGATCCAAGCACCAGGCAGTCCACATTCATACCGGAGAGCCGGTCAGCGATGACCACGATGATGGCGTGTCGGACGCTATCGATGTCGCCCCGTATGAGGGCAAGATCAACTGGGATGATGAGTTCGGCTTCGGCGTTCTGTACGCCCTGATCCTTCGCATTGCCAAAGAGCTGGGGATCGAGGTTCGCCCAGGCGCGGACTGGGACAGCGACGGGGATCGAGCAGATCAGCGCTTCGACGACCTCCCCCACTTTGAGCTGGTGAGGTGAAGATGGCCTGCATAGAGACAGCAGAAACAGGCCTCCAGGCGCTGATCGCGCAGAGCAATCGCCTGGACAGCATCGAGGTAGCCTTCATAAACCACCCCGGCGCGTTCGAGGCCTTCTTCATGGACGCGCCTATGCCTGCCTGGGTGAAGGGCGATGACGGCCAGATGCTTTTGACGAACCGGGCCTACGAGACGATGTACGACATCGCGCCGATCCTTTATGCCGGCAGGCTCGATAGCGAGGCGTGGGATACAGAGACGGCAGACGAGTTCTCGGACCTCGATCTCAAAGTAATACGGACAGGAAAAATGCAGGTCGGCGTGGAGCGGGTTCCACTCCCCCAGGTAAAGAAGCACCAGCTTCTATTCGTTGCCAAGTGGCCTGTTGAGCGTCATCAAGATGGGAGAGTTGCAAAGATCGCAGGGCTGGGCCTGGGCTCAGTCATCATGAGAAACCTACCCGGAGGCTAGGGCCATGATGGGTGGCGAAGATATAGAGACTGGCGACTTCAAGGAGTACAAGCGTCTTCTGATCGACAACATCAGGACGCTCTTCTCGATCACCAAGTCGATGAAGGAAGAGACTGACGAGAAGTGCGAAAAGCTGCAGGACCGGATCGTCGAGCTGGAAAAGCAGATAGTTCTTTTGCGGTGGCAATCGGGACTGATCGGTGCGATTGCGGCAGCTGTTGCGATTGCATTTTTAGAGACGGCCTTACGGGCCATGGGAGGATAGCATGATTGGACGATTGATAGGCCAGATCATTGGGCCGGCCTCGGACCTGATCTCAGAGTTTATCGAAGACCCGGACAAGCGCATCGAGTTTGAACACAAGCTGCGCCAGGCTCTGCTTGAGCAGGAGAGCTCGCTGGTGAATGCCAGCCGGGACGTTGTCGTGGCAGAGGCCCAGTCGAAGAGCTGGATCGCCCGCAACTGGCGACCGATCATCATGCTGATCTTCGGTGCCATCCTCGCCAACAACTACATCCTGGTGCCGTGGCTCATGGCGCTGGGCGTTGAGAGTGTCGCCGTCCTTGAGATGCCTGATGGCATGTGGACGCTGCTCTCCGTCGGCATTGGCGGCTATGTCGTGGGTCGGACGCTGGAGAACACCGGCTCGTCTGTCCGCATCGGCGTCAGCCAGAACCAAGTCCCGCCTGCGGGAGATGATAATGGCCCAGCAGGTAACCGTTAGCTTCGGGTGGAAGACCATCGCGGCCATCGCGGCGGGGTTCCTCACGCTTTCATCGGCAGTAACGACCGCGATCTTCCACCTGGACAACCACATTGAAGAGGTTCACCACCGGGTGGAAGGCCGCGCCACCCTCGCCGCTCTATGCAGCAAGGGTGACACCGGGGATGAGGTGATCGACCAAGCGCGTGACGATCTGGTCGCTACCCTGGGCGGTTGTCCTTAGCCAGCTTCGCCAGCCGTTATCCTTCTCCCGGTGTTCCAAGAGTGGAGAGAGGAATGAAGTGGGAGATCTCCCACTGAACCATGGCTTGGGCGCTGTCGCTAAACCAGCCTGCCCTGTCTTTGCACCACAACGCCGTCCCGCCCAGGATGTAAATCCTTGTTCCATCCTTTGGCGCTTCCTCGATAGGACGCCAAAGGGAGGGGGCGGCTTCCTGGGTGCCGGTGAAGCCATCCCAGATCTTCGGATCTCGGCGAGCGCAATCTGCTTCTGTTTCTGTCGTCATGATCTTCCCTTCATTATATCGTCGATCTGGTTGTCCAGATCCTGGCTGTTCACACCGGGCAGGATACGCTCGATGATGATGCCCACGGCACGTTCATAGAACTCCTCGAAGGCGTCCTGGTCCATCTTGTCGAAGGCAATAGACGCCGGCTTCAGGGAGATCTCCATGGTCACCGGGTTCAATGTTTCCTCGGTGTGCCCGCAGGCCATCTTGATGCCGTCGCTCAGCGCCTCGGTCGTGGGGTAGAGAGCCTGGTGATCCCAGCACGCCGCCATCAGTGCCCAGTACTTGTTGTGGTGGGCCAGGTTCCGCTTCTGGCGGATGGTGCATCCCAGGATCTGGTCGCTCTTGATGTCGGCCAGGGTTTGTTCGCCCTTAGCATCGACCGGCACGAGGAAACGCTGACCTGCCCACTTGGCTGGCGCGATCCGCATAATGATTTCACGCGCCATCGACCCACCTCCAGGCTACCGCCTTGCGACCCGTCCGGCTTTCGCCGCGCCGGCCACTGTCCTCGATCTTGCCTTGCTTCCGCAGCATGCTGAAGGCAGGCCGGATGGTGAACAGATCCAGGTTGAGAACCTGGGCGGCCTCCTCGGGTGTCATGGCTGCCACCTTCAGGATCTTGGCCAGGCGCGCCTGGGCGCTCCTGTTCCTGGGTGCCGCTTTCTTCGCTGCATCGTGAGATGTTCGCGGGGCTTTCTTGTGCGCCGCTGGGAAGAGCGGGTACTGATTTGCGTCCTCACTCACCATGTTGTCTCTCCATGTCCGTTTGTTGCATCGTATCGGGACGCACCGTCCTGGCGCGCCCCGTAGTCCCGATGGCTAGAATGGGATCTCGTCATCCATGTCGTCGTTGCGGAACTCTGCATCGCGCTTCTGGTTGCCCCGATCATAGCGGTCGTCTCCGCCCTCTCGACCGTCCGGCTTGTCGAGCATCTGGAGATCTCCCCGGAACCGCTGCAGCACGATCTCGGTGGAGTAGCGATCATTGCCGTCGCGGTCCTGCCATTTGCGGGTCTGAAGCTGGCCGTCCAGGTAGACCTTCGCGCCTTTCTTCAGATAGTTCTCCGCGACCTTGGCCAGGTTCTCATTGAAGATGACGACGCTGTGCCACTCGGTCTTCTCTTTGCGCTCGCCGGAGTTCTTGTCCCGCCAGCTCTCACTGGTGGCGATCCGTAGATTGACCACTGGGTCGCCGCTATTCATCCGGCGGATCTCGGGATCTGCTCCGAGATTGCCCACCAGGATGACCTTGTTCACTGATCCTGCCATTACTCGCTTGCCTCTTCGGTTTCCTTGGCCAGCGCTTCAACGCGGGCCTTGCTGATGTCTGTCAGGCGCTGGCTGAGCTTCGGTGCCACAATAGCCAGGTGCTCGATGTGGTCCTTGTTGCTATCAAACCAGTCCGCCATGATGGTTGCGGAGGGTGCCTTTTTGATGGTGTTGGCGAACGGGGTCGCCCAGGCACGGATGTCCTCGTCGCTTCCGGTTACCGGCTTCACTTCAGCCGGCGCGTCTGGCGCTGGGAAATCAGGAACCTTGCCCGCTGGCCGCTCCTCTTGCTTCTGCTCTCCCAGGGGAGGGGCCTGGCGCTTGCCGCTCTCGAAATCCTCGGCAACCTGGTCGGCGCGGTCGATGTCTTCCTCGGCTGCGATGCCCAGCAGAGCGCACAGCGCATAGCGGCGGGCATAGGTGAGCGAGCCACCCATCTTCTGCTGATCGGCAACGACCGGGCAGACAGGGAACTCGGATTTGATGGATCCACCGTCCCCATGGTAGAGGATCGTGTCCACGAACAGGTACTGGTTGTCACTCACCCGCGTGTGCTGAGCGACGGCCAGGTCTTCCTTCGCCAGGATAGGGCGCACAGCGTTCAGGACATCGGCGATGTCGGCGTACTTGTACCGCATCTCGTATGCCCGTCCGGTCGATTTCGACTTACCCTTGACGACCGCTTCCTTGGTCTTCTCGGGGTTCTTCAGCTTTCCCTGGGCAGCCGCCAGAGCGCCATAGATCCTTTTGGTGTTGGGGACTTCTGACATTTTCTATTCCTCGCTGAAGCGGAGCGAACCGTTCGCCGACCGCTTGATGATGAGGCCGTACCCGGACGCCATCTTGACGTCCTTCTCGACCAGTTTCTTCAGGGACGCCTTTGCCTTGTCGAAAGTGGCCGCCCCTTCCTTGTGCTCGAAGTAGTCAGCCGAGAGGCTGGCCCACTCATTGTTGCCTTCCATGTCAACGACACGCATGTCGTCTGGATCCACCGGCTTCTCGATGGTGTTGAGAACAACCGGAGCCTCGCCGGTCACCATGTTCTGGTAGAAGCTCTTCTCCAGCTCGAACAGCTGGGCCGCATAGTCCTCGTCGCGCTCGATCACCGCGAACCCATACTTCAGGTTCCCAAACAGGACAGACAGGACGGCGAAGTTGACGCCGGCCACGTCCATGTTGTGCTGGAGCTGAGGGAAGTACTTGTCGATGGCCTCTTCCATTGAGGCGAAGGCGTTCGTGTGCTTGGCCTCCCAGATGGCGCGGCCCTGGTCCAGGGTTACGAACCCATCCAGGGTGGCAGTGCGCCAGGAGTGCTCCATGTCGGAGATCGCACTGTCGCGCTCCGAGATCAGGTTGCCGGTCTCCTGCTGATACCAGGCGGCATTGAAGGGCTCGGTCCAGTTGCCCATCTGAACGGGCAGAACCTGGGAGAGATCCTCGCGCTCGACCTTGCCGGCCTTCTCGGCCCACATCTGATAGATGCGCTCAGGATTGCCAGCGGCAAGGATGTTTGCATCCGAACCGCCGATGGTTTTAGCGCGGCCCTCCAGGGCTGCCTGGGACAGGCCCAGGGACGAGAGGTCGGCGATCAGGGGGAGGCGGCTCATGCGTCACCTCCAGCATCAGCGGTGCCATTGGCTTCGGCCTCAGCCTCTTCCACGAAGACGGCCTGGTCGATATACTCCTCGGCCTGGTCGATGCTCTTCCGCAGCGCGGCGATCTTTTCCTTCGCCTGATTGATTTCCCACTTGTACGAGAAGTCCTTCTTCTCGTCGCCGTGGACCATCGCCATCGCGACACAGTGGATCGCGTCGCCGACGAGCTCGATCGATCTGATCCGCAGATGCACACTGGCGTTCAGAAGCGTGGTGGGGTCATGTTTGAAAGTCATCTATTGTTCCATCTTTGTCCGTTGAATGAAGCCTCATTCTACGTGCATTGTGTACGATGGTCAACAAGAAACTTGCACAGGGTGTACGTGTGAGGTATAAGCCGTCCCCATGACTACTTGCAAAGAAATCCTTCAACGGTACGGATCTGTGGCGGAAGCTGCTCGATCCATCGGCGTCAGCAATAACACCGCTGCCGGCTGGGCTCGTCGAGAGATGATCCCCCTGGCCTACTGGTCTGCTCTTCTGCGGGTTGCTGGCAATCGGAAGATACGTCTCACCCTGAATGAGCTGTACGATGCGTCAAACATCGCGGCCAGCGCGGTGAGGGAGACGACATGATACAACTCGACCTCCCGGTTCCACCTTCAACCAACAAGCTCTACCGCAACGTCCCGAGCGTGGGGCGGGTGAAGACGAAGGACTACAAATCCTGGGAGAAGGTTGGCGGGCTCTCGATCATATCGCAGGGCCGCCCGTCCATCGACGGGAAATACTCTATCTCGATCCGCGTCCACCCGGATGCGACCAAAGCGGACATCGGCAACCTGGAGAAGCCTATCTCTGATCTCCTGCAGATGATGGGGGTGATCAAGAACGACCGCGACTGCCAGAAGATGGTGATCTTCTGGAGCAGAAACCTGCCGGACATGGTTGACTGCCGTGTTCTGCTCTCAGCTTGGAAAAAGGATGACTAGCATGAAAACGGATATCGATGTGATGGACTGGTACGCGACCTCAAAGCCTGGAGACCGGCTGGTCTACTACACAGGATCCAACCTGGCACTCGCCCCGTCCAAGGTACGACTGGCTGGTGACTTCCTCTATAAGCAGGCAACCGGATTTCGTCCGACTGTCGCCCTGACCCAGCTGCGTCGTGCCGCCAGGTCTTTCGACCACATTGCCGAGCGGATCTCATGAAGCGGCGCAAGCTCACTCGCAATCAGAAGGCCAAGATCGTCCTCGACCAGGGCGGTCGGTGCATTGATTGTAGCGAGAAGCTGGTGATCGGAGACATCGACTTCGACCATCGCAAGGAACGTCGCATGGCTGTTGACGAGGAGGATGCTGCCGAGCGCGAGCAGCTCGACAACTTCGCGGCCATCTGTCACGGCTGCCACCTGGCCAAGACTGCGGAGTGGACGACCATCCACGCCAAGGCTCGACGCCAGGGCGGTGAGACAGGCCAGCAGAAGAGGCGGGCCGAGGGCAAGACCCAGGCGATCCCCTCTCGGCCAATGCCAGGGTCGAAGGCCAGCGGCTGGAAGCGTGGCTTCGATGGAAAGGTGACGCGCCGATGACCAAGCCACTCCACTGGTTCAAGCTCTACAGCTCCGACTTCCTGGCCGGCGTTGCCACGCTCACGGCGGCTGAGCGCGGGGTCTACATCACCATCCTGGCCGCGATCTATGACAACGGCGGGCCGATACCGGACAACCGGAGACGCCTCGCCAGGCTCTGCAACACATCCAACAGCGTCCTGGCCAAGGCCCTGGATGAGCTGGTGGACTGCGGCAAACTGCAGATCGTGGGCGGCTACATCACGAATAAGCGCGCAGAAACGGAGATTAGAAACCAGGTTCTACTCCGCAACAAATCAAAGCTAGGCGGCGAAATACGCCAGCAAAAACAACCATCGGCTTCCGAAACACCTCAGCCCAAATCCAGCCATATTAGAAGCCAGAAGCCAGAAGCTAGAAAAGAAAAAGACCCTACCGGGTCTAAAAAGAAGTCGGGCTCCGATGGAACCCGTCTCCCCCCCGATTGGACATGTCCATCGGATTGGATGAACTATGCCCTCAAAAAAGGAATGACGCATGACCAAGCAGAAGAAACAGCCACAGACTTCGCCGACTACTGGATCGCAAAAGCCGGCCCCACTGCCAGGAAGGTTGATTGGAAGCGAACCTGGGAACGCTGGATCCGAGAAGAGGTCTCCAAAAGCGGGGGTGGCTCTACCGCCGGCTCTTCAAATCGACGCGGCCAATACCCTGCCAACCGCTCAGCTGCCAACACCGCCCGTAGACGCGACGCCCTTCGGGCAGCTCTTGATGAAGCCCCTGGATGAGCTGAAGGCAGGCCTCGCAGATCCAGAGACGCTGGGAGGCGTGAAGCAGGCCTTGGCCCAGACCATGAAGCTCAGCCAGCCGGCCAGCCGCGAGGAGATCGTGATGGAGCTGGAAGCCCTGGCTACACATCACCCGCACCAGGACCGGGACGAGGTCGGCTGGAAGCTCTGGGCAAATGCCTGGGTCCAGGATCTCACTGGCGTGCCAGCTGACATCTTGCGGTCAGCCTGCGTGCAGTGGCGGCGCAATGACGACGCCTTCATGCCGAAGCCTGGCAAGCTGCTCAGGTTGATCGAGCCCATCGTCGCGGCTCGCAATGGGATCCTCCAGCGTGGTGAGCGCGTGGTCCAGGATATGGAGAAGTCGGCTGACTAAGAGGCGAGGATCCAGGCGCAAGTCGATGGTGGAGCGAGAGCCTTCAGGCCGTCCGAAGCGATCTTCTGCGCCAGATCGTGGCACCCCTGAAGTGCAGGCCAAACGCCAGGCACTGACGGGGAAGCCACACGCCCCCTTGGACATCGCGGATCCGATAGATGTGCTCTACCGTGGAGATCCCCAGGTACTCTCTGAGGGCCAGGCCAGGGCGGCTGCCATGTGGAGATCTGCGACGAGGAAGCTCTTGGCCGGCGAGGGCCCCAGGCTCGCCATGCAGCGAGAACCAACCGGCCCTGGGCGCGGGTCCAGTGCTCGACAGATCCGCCAGGCCAGGCGCGAGCTCACCAAGATCCAGGAAGCCCTGGGATCCTGCCGGCCGCAGGACATCGACACAACGAGAAACGCCGTCATGCACCAGGTCTTCCCTGATGACACGACGGCGCTGGTGGTGGTCCTGGAGAGGGTCGCCTGGGCGCTGGGCTTACGATGAAGTGCGCCTTCTGTGGATACCCGGATGTGGACCCAGGGGCGGGCCGTTATGGCTGCCCCAACTGTGAAGGCCAATGCCTCGACGGAGACCCTGGCCCCTCATACCGAAAGCAGAACGACCGCATCTCGGTTGAGACACCGCGCCAGGATCCTGTGAAGGGCTCAGACGCTCGCTCGCAGACAGACTGATCGGGCGTCCACTTGTCGATGTCGAGCAGCTGCTGATCGGTGTATCCGTCCTTCGTGCCCTCGACCAGGTAATCAAACCAGGCTGCCGGCAGTTCTTGTGACCAGGTGGTTATCATGCCGTGTCTCCTGCGTTCTCGCTCAGGTATCCCTTGCGATAGATCTGGCTGCCGAGCTGGTCAAAGGTCTTTTCCCAGTTCCCGTTCATCTCCCAGAGGTGCCCCGACCACTTGGTGATGTCCACCGCCTGGATCCCAGGAAGGCGACTGATGCGTCGCGCCCGCTCCTGGGCCTGGCGCTTGGTCATGTCGTCGTTAGCGCGGTTTGCGTATTCCGAGGTGGAAGGCGCGTCGCCATCGCTATCGCGCCAGATGTGGATGCTCCAATGTGCCATGTAGTCCTCCTATGCCGCGCAGCAGGTGCGCTGGGCTTTGATGCCGGTTACTTCCTCCAGGGACTTGCCCTGCATGTTCATGGTGTGGTCGATGCGCTTCTCCAGATCCACATACTCAGCGTAGAGCTCCGGGTTCAGGCGAGCTGCGGTCTGCAGATCTGACTTGCTGGCCATGATGCAGAACACGCAGGACAGGCGGCTCATGCCGGCAGCGTATGCACCGTGCGGCTCCTGGCCCTCAGCTGCGATGCGGGCGAAGACCTGGTCCTCGGTCCACTCGAAGATCGGCAGCCAGTCGTACCACTCACGGCCAGCCTTGCTGTTGCGCTTGTTGAAGCGGAAGGCCTGCTGGCGAGACCGGGCCGTGCTCTCCTGGGCGCGGATCCCCATGCAGTTGACGACCAGGCCGTCGAACTGAGGGTTGGCCTTCAGGAAGCGGCGTACCTCACGCTCGATGGGGTCGCGCTTCAGGTCGCTGGTGCATTGGCGGATCGACGGAGACGGGAACGCGCCACGGCGCTCGACCATCTGCAGGAAGTCCTTGTTGAGGTTCCGAGCCACGATGATCGGCAGGCCGCCAGTCGTCGCCTCGATGTGCTCCAGGTTGCCGGCCCACTCGACGCGGCCCAGGTCAGCGTGAACGACCAGGAGCTGCTCAGCAGGAACGCGAGCACGAAGCACTGCGGTCATCGCCTGGCTGTCCTTGCCGGCGCTGTGGTTGACCACGAAGAGGGCTCCACGCTCGATGAGAGCATCGATCTCGTTGTCCAGGCTGGTGGTGGGGATGGTGTTGATCAGGTTCATGTGTCGCTCCGTTGTTGCCCCATTATGTACACCAGGTACGAGATGGGGTCAACCCAGGGACAAAAAAATACCCCGCCGAAGCGGGGCCAGTTGGGAGAGAGCTGGGGATCTTACTCGCGTTCGGCCTGAACGACCATGGTGTGCCAGCCGTTCTGGTAGCCTGCCGCGTTCTTGTGTGCCAGGTCCAGGCGGGACGCCCAACCGATAGAGCCCCAGGTCGGATCCAGCTCCTCACCCCGAGCGATGGCGGCCTCAGCCACCTCTATCTCGGTGCGGTACGCCTTGGCGTTCGCGACGTATTCAGCCAGGTACTTGGCCTCCTCGGCCTCGACCTGCTCTCGGGTCTTCTTCGTGATTGCACCTGGCCGGCTGTAGTAGGCAACCTGGCGCTCGACATGATCTGGATCCGAGTACTTGCGGACCAGCTCAGAGGCGTTTTGCAGGCCGCATTTCAAGCTCCTCATGCGGCTCTCGTTCGTCAGACGGGCCAGGACGCAGTGGCTGTATTCGCGGGTCTTCGAGTTGCGGGTGTGCTTCTCGCCATTCGGGTCGATGACAAAGTGCTTGTTCATGATGCGCTCCATTGCATTTCAGATACCCGAAACCCCGGCCACCTTTCGGCTCCGGGGACGGGCGGGTCTTCCGCGCTGGGGGTGGATCAGGCCAGGGCCAGGGCCTCGGTCGGGGTGTGCATCACATAGCTGCCTGCGTCATAGTACCCGACGACGTTTTGAGGGGTGAGATCTCCGAAGAAGTCCTCGATCAGACCTGCGATCTTGCGGTCGTGGTCCATGAAGATGACGTCTTCACCCTGGCGAATGGCCACAATGCGCTGGCCCTTGGCGGTGTACTGACGTCCGGTGTTGAACTGGATGCGGTTGCTCATGTCTCTCTCCGTTGCTGTTGCTCCATTATGTACACCAGGTACGGGAGAGGGTCAACCCAGGGAGACGATCTTCTTGACGGTGCCCGCGAACACAGGCTATGTCCGATAGGCAGGCTGAGACAGTCTGCTCCATCGCATGTCCGATTGGCCCCAGGTGATTAGTCCCCGCCTGGGGTCGTTCGCTTCAGGAAGGGGTTCTGACATGGCAAAGAAGACACTGAAAAACACAAACATCAGCGGCGCTCGCATGAACGTCTCTGACCTGGTGGTCGCCGGCAACGGCGACATGTGGCGTCTACTCTCGAAGGCCTACTCTGAGGCTGAGGGCTGGATGAAGTCCACGAAGGCCATGGAAATCGAAGGGGCCGGCGTCCTGGTCCAGGTGACCACGCAACAGGGCGGCCAGGTCGCGGAGGCTGTGACCTTCGTGCCAGGCGTCATGATCAGTGAGCGCCAGGATCCCAACCACCCGGCTCAGCCGATCCGCTCCCTGGTCAAGGCATGAGGCCCGAAGCCAAGGCCCTGGTGGAATACGACAAGGCCAAGCTCATTGAGTGGCAGGCCGTCGCCGCTGGGATGACGACAGAGCAGAAAGAGGCCATGGTCCTCTTCGCTGCCGCATGTGATCCATGCATCGAGTTCGGGATGCCGGCAGAGAAGGGCATTCCATACCTGGACTTCGGCGGCGAGGTCTGGCTGAAGGAACGCCTGGAGATGTACCAGGATCTCCTGGCCGGAATGACCACGGAGACCACATGACGCTGAAAGAGTTCTACGAGGCGGTCAACGAGATGACCCCAGCCCAGCGGGAGGCCATGACAATCTTCGCAAACACCTGCGCCTTCATGGCGTCGTGTGCAAACAACTCGCAGATCGACATCATCCCGACAGCCGGGGGCGCGCTCAACATGTCTCTCGACAATGGGCCGCACGCCTCCATCATGAACACATACCGAGAGATCGCAGGAGTGACAGATGGCCAAGACGACCAAGCCAAAGAGGCAGTCGGCACCCAGGAAGAGCAAGGCCCAGACGAAGGCCAGCCCGTCCACTGACAAGGATCCCAAGACTGGCCAGTTTGTAATGGGCCATACTGGGATGGGAGGCCGACCGAAGGGCTCCAGGAACAAGCTGGGCGAGGTCTTCCTCGCTGACCTGCTCGCTGACTGGGAAGAGAACGGACAGAAGTCCATCCAGATGATGCGGATCTCCGACCCAGTACAGTACGTGAAATGCGTGGCCTCGATCCTGCCCAAGGAGCTGAACGTCAACGTGAGTGAGCTAGAGGATCTGACAGACGATGAGCTCGATCAGCGCATCAGAAACATCACTGCCGCCATTGCGCGACTTGAAGGTGGAAGCAGCCAGGTTGGCGATGGAACGGGAGCTACGCCTGAAGACGAACCAGATAGCCCGGTATCGTCCGTACACTAAGCAGCTGGAGTTCCATGCTCTGAAGTCCCGCGAGGGCCTGTTGATGGCCGGCAACCAGCTGGGCAAGACATACTCAGGCGGGGCCAACCTGACCTACCACCTGACGGGATCCTACCCTGACTGGTGGGATGGCAAGAGATACGACCACCCGATCCGTGCATGGGCTGGCTCAGTCACCAACGAGGTGACCAGGGACAGTGTGCAGAGGATCCTGGTGGGGGATCCATCAGACGAGGGAGCCAGGGGGACGGGGATGATACCCGCCAAGCTCCTGGACAATGTGAGGCCGCGCCCAGGTGTGCCCAACACGATAGCCGCTCTGACGGTCAAGCATATCGCCGGGGGCAACAGCTCCCTGGTGTTCAAATCATACGACCAGGGCCGCACCAAGTGGCAGGGCGACACGGTCCATGAAGTGTGGATGGATGAGGAGCCTCCTGTCGATGTGTACATGGAGGCCCTGGCCAGGATCACAGCAACCATGGGCCAGCTCCGGCTGACCTTCACTCCGCTCCTGGGCATGTCATCGGTGGTGCTCCGCTTCCTGAAGGAAGAGAGCGAGGATCGCCAGCACGTTCGCATGACGATTGACGACGCCGATCACATCAGCCAGGCAGAGAAGACCAAGATCATCGCCGGCTATCCGGCACATGAGAGAGAGGCTCGGATCAAAGGGATCCCGGCCCTGGGGAGTGGACGAGTGTTTCCGATCACCGAGGAGAGCATCAAGGTCAAGGCGACCCCCGAGCTGGAGGATTTCCTGGACACGCTGCCATGCCTGGGTGCCCTGGACTTTGGGTGGGATCACCCGACCGCAGCTGTCGAGCTCCGGCACGACCGGGAGGCAGACATCGTCTACGTTCGACGGTGTGCCAGGCAGAGAGAGGCAACGCCGCTCCTGTTCTCGGCCAACGTGAAGCCCTGGGGGTCTTGGATCCCCTTTGCCTGGCCTCATGATGGCCTGCAGCATGACAAGGGATCTGGTGAGCAGCTGGCCGAGCAGTATCGAAATGCCGGTCTGAACATGATGGATGAGCGGGCGACGTTCGAGGACGGGACCAACGGTGTCGAGGCTGGCGTCACCATGATGCTGGACCGCATGCAGACTGGCCGGTTCAAGGTGCTCGATCACCTGGAGGACTGGTTCGATGAGTTCCGCCTGTACCACCGCAAGGATGGCATCATCGTCAAGGAAGTGGACGACCTGATGGCCGCCACGCGATATGGGGTTATGATGCTGCGCGAAGCAGTCTACAAACCAGTCGAACGGCGGCGCACACGAGGCCGCGTGAGAAGGATCAGCTGATGGCTAAGGACAAGAACCAGGACCAGGAAAATCGCTCCCCGGACACGCCCCTGATGGATCCAGAGACTGGCGAGATCGATGAGAGCCTGCTGGCCGGTATCATCTCCCAGGAACTGACCGACGCTGCCGGCATTGCGGATGATGAGCTCGATGGGTCTCGGAGCCGGAACATCGACAGCTACCTGGGCAAGCCGTATGGCAACGAACGCTCAGGCTATTCCCAGCACGTTGACCGCACCAGCTATGAGACGGTCGAGAGCCTGCTGCCCTTCCTGATGAAGGTCTTCCACGGCAACGACCAGGCAGTGAGCTTTGCGCCGGCCATCGCAGATGATGACGCCCAGGCAGCAGAGCGGATCTCCCAGGCCCGAGAGGCCACGGACTATGTCAACTACATCTACAACGTGGACAACCCTGGCTACCTGGTCACCAACACGGTGGTCAAGGACGCCCTGGTGCAGCGCCTGGGATGGTGGAAGCACTACTGGGTGAAGGAAGACCGCGAGGAGACCAAGCGCTTCTCCGGCCTGGACCAGAACGAAGTGCTCGCCCTGGGTGACCAACAGACCGGCGAAGCCAAGGTCGAGGTCGTCGAGGAGAAGGAAGGCCCGGTGGATCCTCAGACTGGACAGCCTGGCAAGGTCTTCGATGTCCGGGTCAAGCGTCAGTGGCAAGAGGGCCGGATCAAGGTCGAGGCTGTGCCGCCTGAGCAGATGGTCTTTGCCAGACGCGCCAGGAACATCGACGACGTGCCCTTCATCGGGCAGTTCGACACGGTCTCCCGCTCGGATCTGATTGCCGAGGGGCATGACTTCGACAAGGTGATGGGTCTGCCAGCTGCCATGACGACCGAGACTGATCGACGTCGTGGCCGATATAACTCAGACACCCGCGTCAACACGGTGACCAGGAACGACAAGGCGATGGAGGAAGTCCAGGTTCTGGATGCCTACATCCGCGTGGACCTGGATGGCGATGGGATCGCCGAGTGGGTGCATGTCACCATGGCCGGCAATGTGGACGAGGGAGGCAACGGCACGGTGCTCGATGTCGAGCAGTGCGATGGCCACCCGTTCACCCCGCTGAGCCCGATCAATCTACCGCACCAGATCGATGGCTTGTGCCCGGTCGATGCGGTCGAGGATCTGCAGCGTCTCCGCTCGGAGGCCACGCGCCAGATGATCGACGGTCTCTTCCTGACCAATCACCCTCGCTGGTCTCAGCTTGAGGGCAAGGTGGTCGATGAGACGGAGCTTGAAGAGAACGAACCTGGGTCTGTCATCCGGGTGAAGCAGCACGACGCAATCATGCGCCTGGATCAGCGCTGGGAAGGTGCCCAGGCGATGCCGCTCATGCAGATGATCGATCAGCTGGTCGAGCGTCGCTCCGGCATCAGTCCACACGGCCAGGTCCAGGCTGCCAGCTCGCTGACACGCCATGCCGAGGGCACGGTGGACAACATCATGCAGGCCTCACTGATCCGCCAGGAGAAGATGGCCAAGGACATTGCCGAGAATGGGTTCACCCGTCTGTACCGTGAGCTGCTCAAGCTGATCATTCATCACCAGGACAGCCACCGGATGATCCGCCGGAAGGGCAAGTTCGTGAAGATCGACCCATCCCAGTGGTCACCCGGCATGGATGTCGAGGTGGCTCCAGGTGTTGGCGCTGGTCGCTCCCAGGTGCGGATGCAGATCCTCACCCAGGTTGGTGCGGCCATGGAGAAACTGAAGGCCCAGGGCTTCCGGGGTATCGGGGAAGAGCAGATCTACAATCTGTTCGTGGATCTCCTGAAGGCAGCCGACATGCCGGCCATCGATCCGTATGTCCAGGACGTGACGGAGATGCCACCACCACAGCCTCCGCCTCCGCCGGATCCGACCCAGGACATCGTCTATGTGGTCGAGAACATGAAGCAGCAGCACCAGACCCAGCGCGAGCTGATCAAGGATCGCCGCGAGCGAGACGACAGCGACGCGGATCTTGCCATCCAGGCAGAGAAGCTCGGCAGCCAGGAAGCCGTCGAGCGTGCGAAGATTATGCAGCAGGGCAACGATCAAGAGAGCACTGCTCAACCAGCTCAGTCGGGGAAGCCATCGGGAGCTGGGCCGAAAACCCCTTCCAACCAGCCTCCCCAGGGCAACCAGCAGCCCAAAGGGCAGCCGGCCCCGACTGAGACCCTATTCCCAGGAGGAAGACCACAATGACCTCATTGATCCCGCCTCCCACCACTGGTGGAGGCACCCCTCCAGGCTTCGGCACGACCACTCCTGAGCCCATGGGTGGAGGCCTCGATATGGACGCTCTGAATGAACTCCTGGACAGCCGGTTCAATGCCCTGTCGAGCTCCTTCAATGAGCGGTTCGATAGCTTCGGCAGTCAGCCTGGTCCTTCGGTGGACTATGATCGCCTGGGCGCGATGTTCAACGAGGGCATGACCAGCCAGTTCGGTGGTCTCCAGGATCTTGTGCAGACGAACAACACAGCCCTGGCCGACACGTCCCGCTTCCTGGGAGGGCTCACACCCTTCATGCAGGGTGGCTTTGACAGCCTGGCCCAGGGGATCTCTGGCTTGAGCCAGCAGAACGCCAACAACCAGGCGAACCTGGGAGATCTGATGGGTGGGTTCGAGGATCGCCTGAACAGCCGCATCGGCGATATCAACACAGACTTTGACACCAGCGCACTGCAGGATCAGATCGGGGCGCTATCCAACAACATGGGCTCCGGCATCGAGGCCCTCACCGGCAGCCTGTCGAATGTCCGAGGCGACATCATGGGGCAGTTCGGGGATCTCCAGGGATCCATCGGCACTCTCCAGGGTGCGGCGGGATCTCAGGCTGAGTTCCTGGCTGGTCTTCCCGAGTTTATGCAGGGCGGGTTCGATAGCCTGGCCCAGGGCATCGGCACCGGCAACGACATGCTCCGCAACTTCCAGCCAGACATGAGCGGCATCCAGGCACTCCTGGGCGACGAGCTCGATGCCTGGCAGACGCGCGGTGGCTGGGGATCTACTGAGGTGGACCTGAGCGGCCTGACGGGCCAGATCGGCGACCTTCAGAACACGGTCGATGGAGCTCTCACTGATGCCCGCAGCTTCACGGTTCCGGGAGAGAGCGGTGGCAATGGCAATGGCATTGGATGGATCACAGACCCTCGTGACATCTGGCGCGGCATTGGTGACAACGGCTATGGTGACGGATGGGGCAATCCCGGCGAGGGCGGCAATCCCGACGGTGGCGGCTATGGCGGCTTCCCTGGCGGCGGTGTCATTCCTGGTGGACCAGGTGTGCAGAACCCCGACCCGGAAACCGTTGCGGCTCCCATCGATTGGAACCGATATGGCCGCGATGGCGGCGAGCGCCAGCACTACAGCCAGGTGAACATCTCAGCGGCCACACCAGACCCAAGGGTGCCGGTTCCCGGTACGCCTCCCCTCCCGAATGAGAGTGGCGGTGTGGGGCATGCCTACCCGCCTGGGATGGCTGCGGCTGCACCGGCAATGGCACAGGCACCTGCCCAGGCAGCGGCCCCGGATCCGACATCAATGCAGGCCATGCTCAGTAGAATGGGGCTGTTTGGATGACCAGGGGCGAGATGGAGAGACTTCAGTCCATCCTGGACGATGAGACCTTCCTGAAGGTCGTGAACTGGACCAAGATGTCCCTCGTTGACGATTGGACGGAAACGGAGGCAGAGGACGTGCAAGGCCGCGAGGTCATCTGGGCGAAGATCCAGGGGGTCGATGCGGTGGTGGAAACCATGAGGGGCTATATCAACGCGGCAGCAGCGAAGGAACGCAGGGCCGCAAAAAAGAAGAGAGCAGAAAGCAATGGCGACCAATCAGGAAACAGCTGAAGTCCCTGCTGAAGGCAACGTCTCAGTCTCTGATGCCACGGCCCTCCTGGCCGGGTTCGAAGAGAACGTGGACGGTGGCGAAGGGGTGGATCTCGAAGAGGAGCAGATCAATGGCGGCGCAGAAACAGAAGGCGGTCCAGAAGAGGTTCTGGCTGACGACGACGGCGATCATGACGAACTTGCGGCTGACGACGACGGCGATGCCGACGATGCCGAGGATTACGACGACGGCGACGAGGGAGAGGATCCCTGGGTCGCGGTAAAGATCAACGGAGAAGACCAGGAAGTACGCCTCTCTGAGCTTCGCAATGGATACCAGCGCCAGGCTGACTACACCCGCAAGACCCAGGAGCTGTCGTTTCAGCGCAAGCAGGTCGAGCAGGGAGTGAACCAGGTGCAGCAGACCGCCCTCAGTTATGCCGACGCATACCTGGGCATGGCCGGTCAGATTGAGACGCTCGCTCCGAGCGAAAATGACATCAAGGACGCTATGGCGTTCGATCCGAAACGTGGTGCTGAGCTACGAGGCAAACGGGAGCAGATCCTGAACCTTGCTCAGAACTCGAAGGGCCTGGCCGTGGCCCTCCATCAGCAGCGGCAAGAGACACTCCGGCACCAGATGGCCCAAGCGGCCCAGGTGTTCCCGGAGGTCATACCGGAATGGGCCGACATGGATCTACGAAAGAAGGAGCTCACTGCTGTGGCGCAACACCTCGTTGAACGCGGCATGGATCCCAAGGAGATTGAACAGACGGCCAATCCGGTAGCATGGGCTATTGCACGAGACGCCTGGAAGTACCGCCAGCTGCAGGAACGCACTGCAGCCAAGGAGGGAAAAGCCCCAGCGCCGAAAGTTCGCAAGACCCGCGCACCCAAACCCCGACTGAAAGGCAAGGGTCGAAAGACGGCCCAGGCCCGAAGGTCTTTCAACAAAACGAACAGCAGGGATGACGCGATCAGCCTGCTGGCTCAGTTTGAGGAGTAGCCACAATGGCTCTTACGACAAATGGTCTCACGACCTTCACTGTCGGCTCTGCGGGTGGTAACCGCGAGGATCTCGGCGATGTTCTCTACCGTGTGGAGAATGAACAGACACCGATCCTTTCGGCATGTGCCACCAATGCCGCAGAGGCGACTTTCCACGAGTGGATGACTGACAGTTTGGCTGCAGTTGACGCTTCCAACGCCGCGCTGGAAGGTGACGATGTCACGCCAGTCGCATCAACCGTGCCCGTCCGGGTCGGCAACTACAACCAGATCTTCCGCAAGAGCTGGGCCGTCACTGGCACCCAGGAGAAGGTTCGCAAAGCGGGCCGCGCCTCCGAGGTGGCACGCATCAAGGTGAACCGCGCTATCGAGTGCCGCCGTGACATGGAGCGCATCCTGTTCGGTGAGCAAGGTCAGAACGCTGGTAATGCTACCACCGCTCGCCTGGCTCGTGGTTTCGAGAGCTGGATCTCCACCAACACGTCTCGCGGGACATCTGGTGCTAACGCTGCAAACGCAACGTCGGCTCCGACTGATGGCACTCAGCGGGCGTTCACGGAGACTCTGCTCAAGGCGGTTCTTCAGAACATGTTCGACGAGGGTGCAACCCCGAAGAATGCCTATGTTGGCTCGTTCAACAAGCAGGCGTTCTCTGGCTTCACTGGCCGCTCGAACAGCCGGCAAATGGTGTCCGAGAATACCGTTCACGCTTCGGTCGATGTTTATGCATCTGACTTCGGCGATCTGAAGGTGTTCCCATCGGCTCACCACCGCTCTCGGTCCTGCCTCCTGGTGGACCCGGAGTACGTCAGTGTCTCGACCCTGCGCCCCATGCAGGACGTTCCACTGGCGAAAGTCGGCGACAGCATCCGGGGCTATATGCTCTGCGAAGCTACGCTGGAGATGAAAAACGAGAGCGCCCACGGCGTTGTCGCGGATCTCTCGACCTCTTAATCGAGGCACCAGGGAGGGGAGGGCTTCGGCCTTCCCCTTTTCCTGACATGCGATGAAGCAGACTGGACCAGACTTTAACCAACCCCAGGAAGGGAAACCCAAATGGCCAAAGCGAAGAAAATGATCAAACTCAAAGTTCTCTACGAGGGCGAGATCGCGACCGGGGCAGAGATCCCGAATGCCAAGTATTTCAACGCGGACAATGTGATCGAAGTGCCGGAGGATGCTGCACGCAGTCTCCTGAAGGCACGGCGCGTCGTGAAGGCGGCAGCAACCGCCAAGATCACGAAGCTCGCAGACGTCAAAAAGTACACCAAGGAAGAACTCGCCGAGATGGCCGAGGATCCCCTGGACGAAATCGATCCGCTCGCTGACGAAGGCGACGAGGAGTAGGTCATGGCCGAGGACAAGTCCGGGTTCGATTACAATCCGCAGGCCAAGATCCTGCGGCAGGTCGTCCTGGATGAGGACGCAGGCAAGCTCTATCTCCCCTGGGAACAGGATGTGACGGAGCTGATCGACGAGAACCAGGCCATGGAAGAAGAGCACTCTCGTGCTGGAGCTGACATGCGCCTGGCCGCTCGCATACCCATTGCGGAATACATGGATCTGCAGCGCCAGGGGATCGATAGAGATCCGGTCGCCTTCAAGCGGTGGCTGAACGATCCTGATCGCAGGAAGTACCGTGTCTGGAAAGGTAGATTATGAGCATCACGACCTTCTCAACCCTGAAGACGGCAGTCTCGAACTACCTGAAGGGCCGCAATGACATCGACGACCGGATCGATGAGTTCATCGCCCTGGGCGAGACCCGAGTAAACCGCAAGCTGCGTGTCCCAGAGATGATCTCGACGGCCACTGTGGTGGCGGCGGCGAGCGTCTCTCTGCCGGCCGATTTTCTGTCCATGGAAACCGCTGAGCTGCAGTCAGATCCTACCGTCCCGCTGAGTGCAATCGGTCGCCGAGCAGCGCAGAAAGAATACCGGGATGGCACGACTGGCCGCCCCTGCTCCTATCGTGTCCAGGGAGGCAGCACCATGCTCCTCTTCCCGACGCCAGATGAGAGCACGAACATCACCCTGGAATACTACGCCAAGCCAGCCGCCCTGGTGTTGACGACCCAGGAGACCAACACGATCATGCCCGCCCATCACGACGTCCTGCTCTATGCGGCGATGTGTGAGGCGATGCTCTACATCATGGACGACGCTCGTGTGGCGCTCTGGGAAGGACGGCTCGAACGCGCCATCGAGGAGGCGAACGCTGCCGGATCCAGGACGGACAGGAAGGGCACCAAGTTGCAGCCGGCCTATGGGTCTGGCTCATGAGGGGCCAGGTCATAATGCCCCAGGAAGCACCCACCTGGGCGCATAGGTTTGCCAGATCCCTCGAACGGGTGTTAAACACAAACGCACGGCCCAGGGCTCCTGTGCCGCTGCCCCAGTACTCCAGCACGGCTCTGCCGGACGCCACGGAATACACTGGCCATCTCATCTTCGTTACGACAACCAACCGCACAGCGTATTCCGATGGAACGAACTGGCGGTATCAATCCGATGAGGCGACAGTCTAATGGCAAGTTCACCATCCGCATCCCTCCGCCTGGAGCTCATTGGCACAGGCGACAAGCTGAACACCTGGGGCGCTGACCTCAACAGCAACGCGATCCAGCTCCTGGAAGACGCGATTGCCGGGTGGGAAAGCCACACGATCACCGGTAACAAGACGCTCTCATCGACCAACTACGCGACTGATGAGGCGCGCCTGGCCATGATCGAGCTCAACGGCACACCTGGCGCTGCCTTCACGATCACCATCCCGGCTGTCGAGAAGTGGTACTGGATCCGCAACAACACGGACGCAGCGGCCACGATCTCTGCTGGCGGTGTCGATGTCGAGATTGCGGTCGGCGAGTTCTGGGTGGCTCTGTGCGATGGCACGGATGTCTACCGGGCCAGCCACTCGGACATGTCGGACTACTATCTCGGCGCTCAGGCCTCGGATCCGACCTCGGATCTGTCTGGCGGTGCTCTGGTCGAAGGCCACATCTACTGGGACAGCACGAACAACAAGCTGAAGGTCTACAACGGCTCAGCCTTTGAAGCCTGGATGGACCAGGATCTGCAGATCACGTCCAGCCCGACCTTCGTTGGCCTGACCCTGACCGGCGATCTGACCGTCGGCACAAGCAACACGCTTTTCTATGATGAGAGCTCGGGCCGCCTGGGCGTCAATGAAGCCACCCCTCTCGTCCCTCTGCATGTCACAGCGCTTGATGGCGTGACTTCCGCGCGGTTCGCGGGCGCTTCTTATGCTCTCAGGTCGCAGTCTATCGCCTCGGTCGGCGTTCTCCTGGAGGCCACCGACAACACCGAAAGCACCTACCAGCCGCTCTATATTGGCGGCTCTGAGGTGTACGTTAATCTCTCCGGGTCACCTGTTGGCAGATGGAATGGCACTGGCCTGGGCATCGGCAACACCAACCCGACTGTTGCCCTGGATGTCACCGGCAGTATTAAGGCGACCGCCCTGGACAGCACGCCTATCGGCGGCTCTACCCCGGCAGCGGGCGCGTTCACGACGCTGGCGGCGAGCGGCGCAGCAGCACTGAATGGCGGGATTACCGCAACAGCGGAACTCGCAGTCACAACGGTTGGTGTGCAGGGCGCGATATTCAACAGCGGAAACTATGCGTTTACGCCCGCCACAACTGGGCTTTACGTTCATTATCAATCCGCCGCCGAAGTAGCCTCGATAGGCCCGATTGGCACGAATACGTTTTTGAACTTTTATCACTCTCGCGGGAGCGTTGATTACAAGGCCATTAGCATTGACTATCTGGGCGATATATCTTTCTACGACGCCGCTGGCACCTCTCCCGACTTGTTTTGGGACGCCAGTGCTTCCCGATTGGGCATTGGCAACACCAGCCCGTCTGTTGCGCTTGACGTAACCGGCGCTATCAATGCGACCGCAGATATGACCATCGGGACTACCTTTGTTTTAACCTACGATGAAAGCCAAGGCCGGTTAGGTATTAACCGCGCCTCCCCGTCAGCCGGGCTTCATGTCGGCCAGACAGGCACGCAGGTTATTGGTCGGTTTGAGAACCTGAACACCGCTGACGGAAGTCACGCATACGTTGACATTCGCTCGCAAGTCGATGGTTCCACCAATGAGGCATGGACGGGTATCCGGTTTGGCGATGCGGGCGACGTTGATGCCGGGATGATACGCTACCGCAATGATACCTCTGGCGATTATCTGGAAGTCACGGTCGCCGCAGCAGTCGCCATGGTTGTCGATAGCAATGGCGATCTGAATGTTGGCGCAACGTCTGGCAGCGCACGCCTTACTGTTGACCAAAGCACCGACGGCGTCCGCGTCCTTGAACTGATCAACAGCGCCAACGCCACGAACCTGTCTTTCTTTGGCACAAGCGCCAACGCCAACATTCTCCAGGCGGCCTCTGGCGAGAGTATCGACCTACAGGCAGATGCAGGGTCAAACGATGGGCGGCTGATCGTAAGCACCGCTGGCATTACCTTCTATGAAGGCGGCTCTGCGGTCTCGAAGATCAACGCAACCGGCATATCCCACGGCCACACCTCGCCGGGCTATGCGCTCGACATAAGGCAAACTGGCTCGGACGCGGTTGCGTGGTTTGAGAATACCGGCACAGCGGTTTCCGATGATGCCTACATCTACATTCAAGGCTCCGCAGCGGGCGGCTCGGGAACAGAACTCACCACGGGCATTTCGTTCGGTGATGCAGGCAATAGCAACTCTGGTGGCGTTTATTTTGCACATCAGACAACGGATCATTTGCGGCTCCACGCTGGGGATACAAACGCCT